CCGTATTATCTCCCCAGCGACTCAACAGGCTGTGGAAACAAGACACGCAGAGATTTGTGAAGCAGTATTCGGAAACGGTGAATGGTTTGACATCGCTGATGATGTTGCCGATCAACAGCTTATCGATATTGAAATCCTTAAACTCCAGCTCAAAGAAGACCTAGAGAAAGAGAACATTAGAAAGGCTATCACTCAGGTTGAGTTGTTAGCTGAGATTTACGGTACTGGTATTGGTGAGTTAACAGTCTCTAAGAAGACTGAGATGTTCCCACAGACAATGCCAATGCAAGACGGTACTGCCGCCTACGGAGTGATGGAGAAGGAATATACCTGCGTCAAGCTAAATCCCATCAATCCAAAGAACTTCCTCATTGATCCTAACGCCACAACCGTGGATGAGGCAATGGGAGTCGCTATTGAGTCTTATGTGTCAATTCACCAGATTGTCTCTGGTATCGAGAAAGGTATCTATCGTAAGGTAGATATCCAACCCTACGGACAAGACGACGACCTAGAGCCAACACAGGAAACCACACAGTTTAGAGACGACAAAGTACTTCTCATGAAGTATTACGGTTTAGTTCCTCGTGAATATATTGAACAATTGGAGAACAAAGAAGGTGAAGAAGTTGTTGACTTATTTCCGGAGGATAGCACTGCGGATCAGTATAGCGACCTCGTCGAAGCCATCGTTGTTATTGCTAATGGCGACTTACTGCTCAAAGCGGAGAAAACGCCTTACATGATGAAGGATCGTCCTGTTGTAGCATATCAGGATGATACAGTACCAAATCGCTTCTGGGGTCGTGGCACAGTCGAGAAGGCTTACAATATGCAAAAGGGTATTGACGCTCAATTGCGTTCACACCTTGACAGCCTAGCTCTCACCACATCGCCAATGATTGCAATGGATGCTACACGATTACCTCGTGGCGCTAAGTTTGAAGTCAAACCCGGCAAAGCAATCCTCACCAATGGTAATCCAGCAGAGATTCTATTCCCATTCAAGTTCGGTACGACTGATCCCGGCAACTTAGCTATTAGCCAGAACTTTGAGAGAATGCTTCTTCAGGCTACTGGCACAACCGATGCTTCTGGACAGCCTACACAGTTTACCCGTGATGGTGCAGCTCAGATGTCAATGTCGGTTGCTGGTATCGTTAAGAAGTACAAGCGTACTCTCACAAACTTCCAAGAGGACTTCCTAGTTCCATTGATTCGTAAAGCTGCTTATCGCTTTATGCAGTTTGATCCTGAGCGTTATCCTGCTTCTGATTACAAGTTTATCCCAATGGCTACATTAGGTATCATTGCCCGTGAATACGAGCAACAGCAGCTCATCGCATTGCTCCAGACCCTCGGTCCTGACACTCCAGTACTGCCAATGATCCTCAAAGGTATCATTAGCTCCTCTAGCTTGCCAAATCGTGCTGAGATGATCCAGCAACTAGAGCAGATGATGCAGCCTAACCCAGAGCAACAGCAATTGGCTCAGGTTGAGCAACAGTTGAAACTACAAGCTGCACAGTCTACGATTAAACAGCTTGACGCTAGTGCTGCTAAAGACATGGCAGACGCTCAGAAGACCATGGTTGAGGCTCAGTTGGCTCCAAAAGAAGTAGAAGCCAAGGTTATTTCTGCTGTTTCACGCAATTTACCTGACGAAGGCAATGCTGCTAACGCAGAATTTGACCGCAGAGTCAAGATTGCTGAGTTAATGCTCAAAGAAGCAGACTTAAAAAACAACACCAAGATTGTTGAGTTGCAAATGGCAGATAAAATTGCTACAATAGGGAAAGCAGAAGAAGACTTCCTGAATAACTTAACTGAGAAATTATCCAACAATGGCTAATATTAAAGATTTTATCAAGAAAATCGGTAATAGTGCTGTCTCGTTAGAGGAACAGCAACAAGCCTTAGCTCAAGTAGAGCAAACTATTATTGAAGCGAAGCAAAAACGTACCGAAGCAGTTGGTAAGAATGCTGATATGGTGATTCAGGCACTAAAAACCATTGAAGCCAAGCTAGAAGCTAAGTTAAACGAGCTAAACAACACCCCAGCCAAGCAAGGTGTCCAAGGACCTGCAGGACAAGACGGTAAAAATGGTAAAGACGGTAAAGCTGGTCGTGATGGTATCAGCGGTAAAGACGGAACCGATGGCAAAGACGGTGTAGATGGCAAAGACGGTATCTCTGTCGTTGACGCTAAGATTGACTTTGATGGTTCCTTAGTTGTTTACCTATCAAATGGTAGTGAAATTGATTGCGGTCAAATCCTACAGCCTGAAGTTGCTAAGAATATTATCATTAGTAGCGGTGGTTCCGGCACTTCACAGGTTGTTACCGATACTCTAGTGTCTCTACAGAACCAAATCAACACTTTAACTGGTATTGATGGTGTTTTAGGCGATATGGCGCAACAAAACGCCAATGCAGTAGCCATCACAGGTGGCACAATCAATGGCACCTCTATCGGTGCTACTACCCCATCTACTGTAAACGCTACTACGATTACAGGACAGACAGGAGTGTTAAGGGGTACTGGGCAGAATTTAATATTGCAGTCGCAATCTATTCCAACATCACCTTGGAATTCAAGCGGATTAACAGCAACAACCAATACAGGTGATACAACCGCCCCCGATGGAACTAACACTGCTTCAAAACTTGTTTTAAATGCAACTTCAGGGATTCAGAAATGGACACGGCAAGATCAAACATCTCTTTCTAACACAGTTGTTAGTGCATTTTTAAAAGCTGGCACTTATGGCATTGTTCAAATTTATGCCGAAGGTAATACTGGAAACTTTTGTAACTTTAATATAAATGCTGGAACTGTTGGGACTGCTGGTGCTAATGCTACTGGTTCTATTGTTGCTTTGGCTAATGGTTGGTATCGTTGCATAGTTGTATTTGGTTCTATTGCAAGTGGTCGCACATACATTTCACCAGTAGACTCAACTTCTGCTACTTTTGGAGCAACTACTACTGCTGTTAGCGTAGATTTCTATGCGTGGGGGGCGCAGAGAGAACTTGCATCTTCTGCTGGAACATATACACCCACAACCACAACCGCAGTCTACGGAACTCCTACCCTATCCTTTAGTGGAGTATCTACTATTGGACTAGAGTCTAATGGTTCTTTATTTGTACAACCAGCAGGAACAGGCGCATTACAAGCACAAGCTACTACATCTACTACAGCAGGTGGTAATGCTAGGGGTTCTAATGCTACAGATTGGCAGACAAGTAGGGGAAGTGCCGCACAAGTTGCATCTGGTTCTAGTTCTGTTATTGCAGGTGGGTTAAATAACACAACTTCTGGTGTTTCAACTTTTGTTGGTGGTGGAAACACTAATGTATCATCGGCAACATATGCAGTTGTTGGCGGTGGAATTGTAAATAACGCTACACAACAATATGCTTCTGTAATTGGTGGTTATAGTAATCAATCTACTGGTTGGTTTAATTTTATTGGAAATGGTTATTTAAATGCAGGCACAGCTAATGGTGCTGTAACCACACAGTCAGGAACAATGAACGCTACTACTGCGGTTACATTGTCAGGCAGTAATGCAAATATCAAAGTTGGTCAGTTAATTACAGGTACAAGCATTAACAACTTTCCAAACACCTATGTAGCCGCCATATCAGGAACAAGCCTTACCCTTTCCCAAGCCGCATCAGGTTCATCTACAAGCACTCTATCTTTCTTTACTCCTCATGGAGTAGTAGTAGGCGGTGGTAATAACCAAGCTACAGGTAGTTATTCATTTATCGGTGGTGGTGGTGATGCTGGTACTGCGGCTAATAGGAATGTGGCTAGTGGGGATTGGAGTTTTGTTGGTGGTGGCATTAAAAATACAGCTTCAGGATTAAGTTCATTTATAGGTGGCGGTGGATACGATGGTAGCTCTACAACAGGTAATACTGCGAGTGGCGTTTTATCTGTAGTTGGTGGTGGATTAGGAAACACAGCTTCAGGTTCTCATGCTTCAATATTAGGCGGTAGAGGAAATTTAGCAGATGCAACTAGGTCTACAGCATTAGGTAATTTTTCGGCAACACGAAGCATTGTTGCAAATATTCCAATGTCTGCTTGTAATGCTCCAATTTCTACTGCTAATGGAGTATCTCAATCAGCAATATTAGTTCTTGCAAAACAAACTACCGATGCAACTGCAACAGCTTTATGCTCTGATGGAAATGCCGCAGGAACAACAAACCAAGTAATACTACCTAACAACTCTGCTTACTTTTTTAGAGGTGAAGTGGTATCAGGTAAGACTGCTGCTGGAGATACTAAAGGCTGGACTATTGAAGGTGTTATCAAGCGAGGTGCTAACGCAGCATCTACAGCTTTAGTTGGAATTCCTACCGTAACATCTACTTATGCAGACTTGGGTGCGGCAACTTGGGATATTGCAGTAACAGCCGACACGACTAACGGTGGAATACGAGTTACATTTACAGGGCAAGCGGCAACAACTATTCGTACGGTTTGCCAAATCCGCACAACCGAAATGACTTACTAAGGAGAAATCATGGCATTAAAGCTCGCAGTTCAGACACAATTTGGCGTACCAGCCCCACAAGCCTACGCTAGAATCACTAACTTCTTTGGCACTAAAGACCAAATCCAAGTCCAAGTCGCTATTCATTATGACGAGTCGGCAAGGCATGGCAATATGGCTACAGTCAAAGAAAACGCACACTATATCAATATGGAAGATTTAAAGGGTGACTTAATCCCAGCCATTTATGAGGTTCTAAAGACTTTTAGTGATTACGAAGGCGCAGAGGACTGCTAGTGTCATATATGACAGTTTAGAGCAGTTTTTATAAAATCAGCAATTTTCTGATGTTCTTCGGCAGTGCCGTCGTTTTTAATGCGATTGGCTCTCCAAGAAATAATTACAACATTGCCGGATATGTAATCTTTTGACGGATCAATTCGATCAAAAGTAACAGAGTTTTCAGTACGAGAATCGGAAAAGTAATCTAATTCCATTCCTAAAATGGGACAGTGCGTAGGAAAAGTAAGTTCACCAAATTCGATTGTAAATTCTTTACCAATACGAATAGCATTTGCTTTTTTGGCTCTAAACTTTTCCCGCATGGCTTGATAGATAGCGCTTTTACGAAACTTCTTGTTATCCCAATGCTGACCCCATTTGGAGAACATTTTGGTATGTAATTCTTCGGCTTTTTTAACTTGACGAATTTTAAAAGAATCAATACCAAGCTGTTGTGTTATTTGTTTTATGCGTTGTCGGCTTACAGGAGTGCTTAACTGGTTAGCAATATCTTCTAGTTTTTCTCCTTGTAAAGCTAAGGTTTTAATTAGATCATAGTCAGTAGAAGTAAGACGGCGATAGAATGGCATAGTTTCTCCTTAAAACACTAAGGTATCATATTTCTTTACTTTTGTCAAGTTCTTTGTAGCCCTAATTATTGCAAATCAAGTAAAAATATGCTACACTCAGCATAATGTTGTAATAATACAACATAGTTCCTAAAACAGGAGAAAACTATGGACAAAGCGCTAGAAAAGTATTATGAGGAGCGATTCTCAACCATGACTACTCAAGGATGGAAGCAATTCCTTGAGGATGTTCAAGGCATCTTTGATGCCATTAATAAAGTCGCTCCAATCCAAACTGAATTAGATCTGTACTTTCGTAAAGGGCAATTAGACATCCTTCAATGGGTGCTGACTCTTAAGGAAAGTTCAGAACAGGCTTACGAGGCATTGCAAAAAGACTCATCGGGAGATGCTCAGGATGACTCGTAGATTATTTGATTTCATCTGTGAAGATGGACACCAGCAAGAAAACTTGGTTAGTTATGAGGTAGCCAAAGTCACTTGTTGGTTGTGCGGTAAAGACGCACACAGGCAGATTTCTGCACCCCGTATTAGTCTCGATCCTGTTTCTGGCGATCATCCGCAAGCAACAGCAAGGTGGGCTAAACAGCGTGAAGAAAAACGCCTTAGAGAGCGTAAGCTCAATTCGTGATAGAGATACTGCATGAGCACCTCTGTTATTTTATAAATCCTACAATCACTTTGTGACGGGAGCATTATTATGGCTGCAAATTTTGTTGAACAAGAAGAACTGTTTGAAAGTACTGAGCAAGAAGTAGTATCCGATGTTACAACCCAAGACGCTGCAACACAAATAGCAGCACAACCTGAAGTGGTTGACACGAAAGAACCAACGGAAGAGTTACCAGAGAAGTATAGAGGTAAATCTGCGTTAGAAATTGCAAAGATGCACCAAGAAGCTGAGAAGCTAATCGGTCGTCAAGCAAACGAGGTTCATGAGGTACGA